ATTGTTGGCTGAAATGCCTGAATCGTAAAACGGCTGCCAACGTTCGCCGCTTCGGGATATTGCTCCACCGGCATCATCATATGCAGCATTGAGCAGCTCCGATGCCCTGCCATGCGCATCACCAAAAATATCCCGGTTTCTATTCAGGTAATCAGTTGCCGCACTCTTTCCTTCATCCCAGAATTTATTGGCCTGTTTCTGGCCTTCAGCCAGTGCCATGGATTTGTATATTGAGGCATTCCTTCCTGCCTTTCCTGAAAAAATACTTGCCATTTCTAGTCCTTAATCAGTTTTGCCAACGCTTCCAGATAGCGCGCCAGAGCAACGAAGAAGTCGTATCCCTGCTTGGTCAGCCTGCCGTTGGCATCAGTGAATACCGTGCCCGGCGGGGGCGGTTTTGGGAGTTGCGGAGTATTCATCACGCTATCCTCCGCTCTGCCTGCATTGCGCCTCCCATCAGCGTTACCGGAATAGGATCTGAAATACGCAGCCGCCATTTTCGGCCTTGCACGGATGCAAGGCCAGTATTGAGTACGGATATCTGTTGTCGGAATCTTCCTTCCCGGCCCAAAGCACGGTGCAAGGGAACAGACCAGGTCACGCCACCATCGTCAGACCAGGAAATTTCGACTGTCGGGTTCACCTCAATCGGATCCAGCCCAACCTCGATTCCATAACCGACATTGAAGTCAAAATCGGCCCGGCGGCATCGAATACGTGATGGAAAATCTTTCACATTGTCGCTTTCCACCTCAAAGATCAGGGGATCACCGTCTTCATCGAGGCAACTATCTCCCACCTGCATCAGGATGTTACTTTCCAGATCAGCCACGATCCATCTGTCAAACGCAAAAGCAGAAAAGGCAGCTCGCCAGCGCGGCAGCCCATAGCTGCGCCTCTGGTGCCACTCACCAGTGGTAACGTTGAGCTCCCAGGTCCAGTCTGCACAGGAAAGGGACCAGAAAGCATTCTCACCGACAACATAGACATTTGCGGCCAAACTGTTCTTGTCGGCGACAGCCAGAATGTCCCGCACCACATCCGGGGTTGAAACGGTTTCAACCTGATATCCGTCAAGGCGCCTCACCGTGCCGTCCTTGGCAACAAAGAACGGGCTGGTATCCCACCCTTCTGTTGCCGCTCCGGCAACGGCCCATGGGCTGATGAGGCCGACCGGAATAACGGCAACCCGTGCCAGAGGGAACGGTGCTGTTCCGGCATCGTGATAGACCTCAATGGTCGTTTCCCCCATCGCATAGAATAGCTGGGCGGAAACGATACCGCGCAGAAGGCCGTCCGGATTTGCTTCCGCACGCGTTGACGAGAGAGAGTTGATGACAGTTGAATTCAGATCCGTTGTTCTGATGGCACCATCGCCATAGGTAAAGATCAGATAGCCATCGAGAGAAGAGACTGAATTGGGAGCACCGACGTTACCGTCGGGGTAATCGCGAATTACGTTACTTCCGACAGTGACAACCCCCGAGGAGGAAACAATGACAATATCCGGTATCGCATTGTTATTCCGGGCAATAGTGACTGGGGCAGTTCCTGCAAGCTCTCCATTCAGCAAGCTGATATGTCCGCCGGAGTTTATTCGAGTGACCCGGTCTTTTACAACCGAGATCAGATCGGTCCCAGACCATGCAAGGCCGCGCGGATGGATAAGCCTATCGGCATTGATGCCACCGGGCACAGCAAAACGGCGCATTCCCGGTACCCTGCTCCAGTGTATCGCGTTGCCGGATCTACTGGCATAGGCATTGACCAGTCTTCCCTGCCCCAACGCCGGGTGAGAGCCCGGGGAAGAGGAAACGGGAAAAGGAATATTTGTCATGGCTTCCCCCGGATCAGAAATAGGTTCCGGGAGTAGGCTGTTCCCCCCGTGTGCTGGGATAGAGCGACAGGATATCCTGCTCGGATTCATCGGCTTGAATTTTCAGTGCTGTCAGCTCCTGAAGCGGAACTCCGTAGCCTGCTGCGGCCTGATAGGCGACGATACGCGCTAGCGGAAGCAGCAGTTCATCCGGAATTTCATCACAGGCAAGCTCTCCAACCAGAGAAATAATCCCCCGCGCCTCAAGCATGGCGGCTGTGCCGCGAATGATGATGGCGATATTCTCTGAATCCTCGGCAGAAACCTGCTGTCCGGAGCCGAGAACACCGAGTATTTTCAATATTTCTTTTATCAGGGCAGAAACGGGAAAAATCATGAGCCCGTTCTCCGTTGTGTTGCCGAGCCTTTTTTGGGTGCCTCCGGTTTGTTGTCGTTCTGCGCCTTCGGCTTTGAAGACGGAATACAGAAAGGCGCAAGTATTCCCACGATGAGAACACCGTGTACGTTGGACATGTTTGATCCTTCAGGGGTAATTTCCCGCCACCGTCAGGTTTCTCAGGTTTATGGATGAATTGTGCGAGAACAATTGAGAAACGGGAAGGCGCTCCGGCCAACCCGTATTCTCCTTGCTGCCAATCTGAACGACAGAACAACAAAGCTCTTCCGTTCAGATAAACAGGCCAAAGACAGCCCGCTCAGCCGTAACGTCAATCAATCACGAACATGACGCAGACACGCAGAAGGCCGGCGGCACGTCCTGCGGTTGAAGCCGTTGCCACCGTAATATCAACGGTATCGCCTTCCTTGTACCTGTAGCCATGGCCGATCTGGCTGGAAAGACGCGCCACGCCGCCTCCCTGTGCAACGGTCGTATCCTTGATATAGCGGTCTCCCATCTGACCATCGCCAACGTGGAGTACCAACTCCTCCGCATTGTCGAGGTCATCCGCTGACAGCGTCACATCGAGAATGCGTGCACCAGAGGGAACAGCAACCATCGGGATAACCTGCCCTTCTTCAAGGGGCGCCGACAGGAGATAGGAACCGACAGCGGTCTTGACGTTCCCTCCAAGGCCATGCCCGACAGCATCAAGCGTACGGACAGCATTGTTTGCATTAAAACTGATCATGAAAATCTCTTAAAAATAGATATGAATAAGGGTCATGGAAAACCGGGTTCGCCGATATCAGGCTGAAGGAGCAGCTACATATCCGGTCACGACACCATGATCGACACCGGAGAACTGGGTTTTCTCGATCCCGCGCAGCTCGCGGACAGCAACACCGTTCACATGCCCGTAATCACGGGCATCCGTCGTAAATTTCGGATCCTGTCCGATGACATAACCGATCGCCTGTGCGCCACACAGGAAATACGGCTCCACATCCGCTTCTGCAGCACCTTTCCCGGCCATGAGGCACCGTTCCGTGATTTCCGGAATCTCACGCACAATCACATTATCGATCATCAGGTCGTCAGGCTGGAAAAGCGGATTGCGTGTGCCGCGATCCATGGCATGGCGCAGGTCTTCACGAAGTTCCTGATCCTGCTTCAGATGGAAAAAAGATCTGGCGCCGACGAACATCACATAGGTTTCGACGATATTTCCTTTCTCGCCCGACATTCCACTTCGTTCCTCAACAATAGCGGGGCGAACCAACCTGTCAGCATTCCGTGCAACATACCGGGCAAGCTGCACGATGCGGCGGCTCAACTTGTCGCTGTCTTCACCCAGAGCACCGATTGCCTCGGCAAAATTGTTGGAATGGTTAGAGACCTTGGCTCCATAGAGAATCCTGTCCTTGTTGGCCGTGCTCCAGGCATTGCGAATAGCTGCCGGGGCATCTGCAAATTTCTGGCCGTTTTTGGAATTCAGGGCATCAATAATATCGTTCCTGGTCACCTCGCCCATAAAGTTGACCAGCCCGGCACGGCCTGCTTCAAGAAGATCGATCTCGGTTCGGAACTGGTCCGAATTGGAAACTGATACACCTTCGCCGACCCAGTCGATGGCAATCGGGAAATGGAAATTGGCCATTCCCTGCTCATTTCCCTCGATTGGTGTTGCGCCCCGTTTCGGCTCCCCTTTCAGCTTGGCGAAAAGCGGGATGTTGATCGTGTCTCCCCTGTCAGTCTTCAGGTCGTAGCGGACATGGATAACCTTGTTGGAATCCTTCCCCATAAAGGGCTTGAAACCGGAAGCACGAACATATTCATCATAACGTCGGGCCGTCCAGAGTTTCTTCTGAGATGCAGGAGCAAGC